GTTGTGCCGATGTGTCTTCCTATCATATAATTGAATTTCTCTTCTAATTCATATTTTAATTGATATAATAAGTCTTCTGCTGTTTCTGCATCTTGTAATCTATAATTCATACCCACTGGTGTTCCCCATGCCTGTTTGTTGCTGTCTATCAGTGATTGTGGGGGATCATTGAAGTTTAGTTCTCCATCGTGTAATAACCAATACGAGAACGCTTCGTGATAGAATTCTGCTGGTCTGTTTAATTTACCCATTCTAGCACTGCGGAACTTTCCTATTTTTTGAAATAGATCTCTTATATAATAAGCTTGGGAGTATAACAGATTTCCTTCTGGTTTTATATTATAACACATTAATAATTTTTTTAATATATTTGATATTTCGTTATCATAGTGTTGTATAGATTTATCGTTTCCTCTTCTGAAGGTTGCTGCGAAAGCATGTCCTATTCTGTGTGCTATTGTCCATGGTGTTAATGGTACTTTTTCTGCCGCTGCGTTGTTTGTGAATATGATTGTTATTTCGCTGTCTGTTGGCATGGGGAAATCTTTTCCCGCTTCGACTTTGATTAATTGTGGTAGGTTGTTGATATCAACCAGTCCCATTTCGCTTTGTTTCCATGCGTTTGGTAATTTTACGAAATATAGATTAAAGTCCCATCCTCCTATTTTGTTGAATGTGTCTTCTAATTTTTTTAATCCTGCGGGAGATGATAGTATTCCTACTGATGCTTTGTCATATCCGTGTCTATTTTTATCGTCTTGCCATTTGCCAATCGTTTGTAGATTGGATAATGCCATCTCTGTATAGAGTTCTTCTAATAAATATCTGTCTTCGTTTTTCATAATCTTTTTATTAACCATCCGTTTTCTAGAGATGAATCCAGTCCATAGTAATCGCCGTCGAATAAGTCTAATTTGATTGTTCCTGTTGTGGATACTGGTGTGTCTGAGTGAAGGATTTTTGCGTTGATGGATTCATCGCCGTTGATTATGGATTGCAACAAGCGATGATGTCCGTCTGCTACTATATATTTATTTTTATTTTTATAAACCGATATAGGATTATTATCAGAACTGCGCATGCCTTTTCTTAGAGAATCAACAGCCACTTCCATGTTATCTTTATCTGGTAAAAGGTTTTCAATTGAAATTTTTTTAACAGCTGCTGTTATACTTTCTGACAAAACAGAACTTGTATATATATGTGTCAATAATAGTTGATCTCTGTTTTTCATTATCTAAAATATTTAGTCAATTAAATAATCCTATGAAAAGCTTTTTGGAATCTTTCTATAACACTCAAGAATTAACGGCAAATACAAAGTTTAAAGACGTTGAAGGTGTGGAATATTTAAAAGTTTTTCGTAGTTCTGCTCGTGGTGATAAGCGAGATTACGTTTCGGGATCTCATTGTGGTACTCGTCAACAAGCGTTGATTCGCGCTGATTATATGATCAATGACGAAGGAAAGTATGACACATATTATCTTTATGAGCTAATTATTAGAACGGGTGATGTGTATCCAAAGTTGTTGCCAGACGATGGCTCTGATCACGGTTATGATTATGTTGAAGGTTTGGGTGATTATGATGTAGCGTTTTACAAGAACACAGGCGAAGGAGACGTTAGAAACGAAAACCTTTCGGTGATTATCATCAATCCTGGTGTTGTTGTGCAATCCAAAATGATTCAAACCTTGGATGGGGATTACTTATCTTCTATACAAAACGAATTATATTAAATAAAATTATGAATTATCGTTTAGATATAAACAGTATTTATCTTGAAATGATTGAAGAAGCAAGTAAACCAAAAGCTTTTGATGATCAAGACACCTTGAAAATACACAACAGCATTGTTCGTTTGCCTATGAACAAACCTTATGGGTTTTGGATGGATCGCCATGGTAATTTTGCAGTGGTGCGTGGTGGTGTTGGACAACATGAAATCGTTGGAAAACAAATTTTAGATAGTATTGGGACTTCTTCCAAAAAAGGAGTATACGATACTCTTTTTTCTTTGGGATGGGTTCGAATTGTTTTATCGCAGAACAAAACATTTTACGAAAAAGAAGTTACACACAGATTCACACCAATCCAAAAAACCAATATCAATTTTATAAATAGCTTTTATGATTTAGATGAAGTTATGGAAGGTTGATTATTGTAATAACTTACCATAAACCTGTTGTAATCTTTTAGTGAATAATGAGATATGTTCCTCTAACATCCCTACGACTTGCCGATAAATCCGACTCACCAGGCATGACGATAACATTATATTGACCAACTTCTCCTTTTGGAGTACTCTTCAACTCATCAATGGTTAGCATGGTTTTTGGATCAATTTCGTATCTTTGAGCTATGATCGCTTTTACAGCATCAGCATTATTGTATATCCACTTCTTGCTCTCTTTGTCTCTTTTCATGTACTTGAACCTTGTTATGTTGTAAAGGAGAGGTTCCTTCAAAGAATCTTCAATATTAACAATGAAAGAAACTTTGTCTTTTTTGGGATCAATTAATTGTTCTTGTTGTTTTTTTGCACCGTAAGAAAAGTTGAATATAACATTATCTGGAAGAGAATATTTTTTTGCTTGAGATACTTCTTTAGTATATATGTAATGGTCAGCGAATGGGGTGCTTGTAGCAATGCCCATTACCATTTTGAAAAATTTAGGAGATAAAAGATCTCCAGAATCATTCCAACGAATCTGAACTTTCTTTCCTTTGTTTTTTACAGAGGCTAACTTAATCTCAGCTTCCATTTGATCTTTGAATCCTTCTGGATCATTGAAAAGATAATTGAGAGTTTTGTGTTGGAACATGGAAACATCAGGATACATTACATAAGATCCATGTTTAGCATAACAAACAAGCTGACACGCTCCAGCGGATGGACAGGTATCAACAATTTTAAATTCACCAGTCTCTTCATCCACGACAAGTCCTTTAAGGGCAGGAAGGGTCGTGTTGTAGAATACAGTATCGCCTGTTTCACTCTTCTGCATCTTTTCATTTTTTCTTAGAAGTTCGCTTGGGCGTTTTGTTAAAATATTTTTAAATTGTTCTAGATCAACAGTTTCGCCTTCTGGAGTAGAAATTAAAACTTTCTGTGCAATTTTGGGGTGAATGTGTGGCATGTGAAGATAGTCCATTTTCTTTGTTTTTGGATCTATTTCACCAGTTCTTTTCTTTTCAACAACTCTATTAATATAATCAATTAATTTTTGAGAATCTATTGGGCGAGAAGTCCCCATTTCAGAATCAAACGCTTCTTTAACGACTTCAAAGTATTTTTTAAACGTGATCATGTGATAATATTTAATATATAATAAAATTTTTACATTAAAAAACCGCCTTGCGATTTCTCACAAGACGGTATTGGTTTTTATTTTGGTTTTTGAATATCTAAATCAGAACGAGCGCTTAAACTCGATTCCACCGAAGAAAACATTCTGCATGTCTGAATGCACACCTACAGAGTCATCAAGACCAAGAGAATATGCAACAAACGGAACTGCTGTAACTTCTTGCAAAACTGGAATATCGGTTGAAATTCTAGTTTCAAAATGAGTGCATTTTCCTTCTTGGGCAAGATAGCCGAGTTCAGAACGGAAATCCAACACAACAGGAAGACCGAAATCGTCACTGTATGTTGCTGCTAGTTCGCTGTATGAGTTATTATCACCCTTGACCGCAAGGTATTGAGTGAATGTAACATCAACAGGTCCAACTTCACGCGAAACCGAAAGCCCAGCTTCTTGCGCTTGTCCACTACCATCTTTGGCAAAGTCTTGCGAATACCAAGTATAACTCAAAGAAACAAGATAATCAGCAATCTCTTTTGAGAAAACTGCAGAAAGATCGGTTTCTTCGTCTTTTACTTCAGTGTCAGCGTTGCTATAACCAGCGACCAGATCAAGACCAACACCAATTGGTAATTCTGTGGTTGTAGTTACAACAGCACTTGCTTCGTCTCTGCCAAGTTCAGCACCGCGCCACACGCTTTCAGAAGAATATCCAGTTTCAACAACAATGGATGGTGTTGAGAATTCTTCGGCTGTAACAGTTACGGGCTCAACTGTACCAGCTTGTACGCTTGTGAATGCAGCAAATGCTGCGACTGCCAACAATATGTTTTTTGTTTTCATATGTATAATACTTACCACATGAAAATACATTGTCAATAGAATTAATATTATGTCGTTTTTGATATAATAGCAGCGTTTCTGTTCATTCTTTTCACAACGCCGTCTGGTTTATCCTTTTTCATTCTTGATTTATATTCAGTGTGATCCAAATATTCTTTCGCTGCTTGTTTATATTTTCCTTGTTTTAAAAGTTCAACGAATGCGAAATCACCCAATCCTTTTTTCTCAAGATCTCCTCTGAATGATATGTCTACTAACACCGCTTTGAGTTCATTTGGAAATTTATGCCATTCCTTTTGGAATTTCTTTTGTGCTAGATTATGATGTTTTTCAAGATCTTGTTTAAATTGAGCCAGTGCCTCTGGTCTTGATAAAGTGGCTGATTTTCCTTGCTTTGCTCTATTTTGTATCCAAAAATTTTTCTTAGCTTCGCTACCTAATAAATGACCAACCCCAATCGTCCAATATCCTTTGTCATCAAGATATGGTCTCATAAAACTATCGTTCACTTTATCATATATATTGGTTCCTAATATTTCACTTGGCAATGTAAGTTTTACAGCGAGATCTAATATTTTAGATTTTTCCCCAGTGATGTTTTCTTTTACTTTTTGAGCTGGTTGATTTATTTTTTGAATGGCATCATCAACGGCTTTTTTAATCTTTATATTGTCTGTTTGGTCTTTTACTTGATTTAAAGCATCGATTTTTTGTTCCATTGGGGCTGGTTGATTTTTTAAGAAATTGAGGAGATAATTTCCTTCATAAACAGCGGCTCCCATACTAAACAATGCCAGTAATGAATTTATTAAATTCTCTTTGAATCCTTCATTTAATTCGGACTTGTTTGTATAGTTTTCGTAAAAATTTTCAAAGCTTTTCATATTACCACATTGCATTTAAGCTATTTATATTTATCATTTTTATTAAATATATAAATGCTTAATAAAGATTCAATCAATATCGGTTTAATTTATGAAGGAATGAAGCCGCCAAAAACTGTTGAAGAAATAATGAAAAAGCATGGCGTTTCTAAAGAAGATGTAGAAACCGCATTGAATGATGGAATGAAAATAGAAATGGAACATGAGGAAGATCCAGAAAATCCGTTAGACGAAAAGCAAGCAAGAACTATAGCATCTCATCATCTTTTTGAGAGAATAGATTATTACAAATTATTGGATAAAGTTGAAAAAACTAAAAAACCTCATAAATAAACATATGAATTTGATTGCAGTTTTCACGGTTTTAAATCAACTAAAGGTTGATCATTGGCAAACTAAGAGTTATGCTGAACATAAAGCGTTATCAACTGCATACGAAACGTTGGATGAATTATTTGATAAGTTTGTAGAAGTTTATTACGGAAGAACGACAATTCCCAATAATAATACAAATTATACAATTAAAGTGGAATCATATAAAGGAGATTTGATATCTTCGTACACATCATTAAAAACTGAGATCGTTTCATATTTATCATCCATCTCTGAAGGATTTGATGATTTAAAAAATATCAAAGATGAAATTGAAGCAGAATTCAATCATTTGTTGTATAGATTACAGCAAAAATAATTAATTTAAATTTATACTGTTCGGCTTTTTAATTTTTATATAAATTTCACCATAAGCTTCAAGTTCACCCATCAAAGCTTGAAATTGACGTTGTGATAAATTTTTCCAATTTTTAAGTTTATTAAAAACAAGATCTGCTTTTTTTTCTATAGATTTTATATCTTCTGAATTTTCTAAGCAATGTTCATATGGGATTTCTTTTGCTTTAAAATGTATAGCTGTTAATATCGAAGCTCCGCCTTTTTCTTTGGCTTGTTTTTCAATTTTTTTAGCTCCGTTTGATCGTACTTTAATAAATTCATCGATAGATGAATTATCGTTTTTTTCCTCTAAAATAGAGGAATACACGCTATCAATTAATTCTATATATTTGCTATTCACTTTATTATTTATCTTCCATTGTTTTTTTAAAAAATTAATTTTCTTTTATAAATAATATAATAAACATGGACATTTTTGCAGATACACAAAGCGGATTTTTTTTGATATTGATGGCGTTGATAAGCTCTGGCGCATTAGTTACATTGATAAAGGCATTTACATCTTTAATTAAATTTTTTATCGAAAGACGACCATTTTCAAATATAAAAATGATGGAATTTTTACAAGATAGTATAAATATACAAGAATATTTATATGAAATAATTAAAGAAGGAGCCGATCATGCTATTATTTTTGCAGCTCATAATGGGGGTGGAATTCCACAACTTGGAAAATCATTTTATACATCAGCGATATATAAAGATTGGAACAGAGATAATTTGAATGAAATACCAACTTATGAAAATATTTCAATAGATTCAGATTATATTAAAAATTTATTAGAGGTTAAGATCAGGGTATTGCATTAGTGA